TAGCACTCAGTTAAAGCAAGTTGTTCAACTTGCGGTAAGCTCCACACGTTTTTGATACGTGTGGTCGCGCTTAGTTACATCAAACGCGTTGCCACTACCTGCTATCTTCTTCTCCCACTTCTGCGCGGCTATCCGGTCACCCTTCAAGCTACACATTAGTTTGATGAAAAAGAAACCTGACTGATCATGGGGATATCGCACTGGCATAGTAAGTAAGCCATAGTGATATCGAATCCAACCCCTACTACGGATAGGTAATCCCGAAAATAGGTAAACATCAGTCGTTTCACTCGGAGGACCATAATAACCAAATTTAACCACGGTATCAGGGAGAGATTGCATTATCAAATCAATGATGTATGCGAAGTCAAACCCGAAAAACCAAGGGAGGCTATCACGTAAATTCCAAAACGAATTGTGAATGTGAAAAAGATCATTCACCGTCTTGAGATTCTTCAAGAAAAATGGTCGCAGATTTGTTCCTTTGTAATAATCTGTTCCGCATGATTCGCGAAAGGGCCCATCCCAAAAGCTTTTTTCCATGTTGAGTTTGAACCCAAACATGGTCAGAAGTTCTCGGAGATAAGCCACAGACGCTGTAGGGACAATAATGTCATCCCCATAAACGGAGTAGTCACCCGTACAACCTGTTCTTTTCATAGCAAGTCGAGATAGGGCAGCAAAAATAACAGACTCAAGCACGAAAGTATAACCATTACCCATCGAGGATATTTTCTCTAGTGAGTAAACCTTACAATTAATCGGATCGTCGGCCTTGTACACAGCTGTGTCAAGTCGCAGATCCAGAAGGAGGTCATACCAAAGCTCTGGTAAAAGAAGTTCACAGAGCTTTAATGAAACAGTGTCAGATGCCGCAGATAGATCGAGCGTGGCGAATTCGCCGTTACAAGATCCTTCTTTAGCAAGCTGTTGGTTCTTTTCCTGGGTGTTAAGGTCAATCTGCCAGCGCTTTTTCATGCGCCCGCGAATAAACCGATCAACACCAAGTTGGAGAAACACGTTCATAGTTGGCTCGATACAAATAGTCCTATCAGTTCGATAGTTCTTTGGAACAGTGACAAGTCGGCTAGCTCCCTTCACCACGAAAACGGCATTCCAAAAGGCAATGCGGTCAAGTGGCGCAAAGAAGTTGTTGTGAAAGTGTTCACGACGATACCAATCGTCGAGGGCCCCTAACCAACGG